GTTATTCGTGGGCGAATCTGGTACTTGGTCAATATTTGGGCCTAAGTAACTACTGCCGGTTAGTATATTTCCATCCACTCTAATAGCAGTCCAAGCAACCTGAGAATTTGAGCCACTTCTAGCCAAACGAATTTTTATAGAATTCAGTGTGCCGGACGAAGAACTAAGAGTAATCCATGCAAGGTCATTAAAGTTAGCGCCGCCACCAACGAAAGTCGTTTCACTTCCACCATTAAGGGAAGCGTAATTGGTAATATTATAACCGTTTGCTGCATAAACGTGTACTTCAACACTAGTTGTATAATTTATAGGTGTTGGCGCAGTCCACTGAATAAAATTATTAGTTGACGCTGTAACATTGGCACGTGTAGTTATGTCACCATCAAAAAGATTTTCTATCCTACCAGAAGAAGTATATAATCCAGCACTACTAGTAATAGAACCATATGCAAATCCTGATGCAAACCAATCATTTGTATTTCCACTAGTATCATCACCTATTGCATTAGCAGTTCCGAATGCAAGTTTGAATCCGTTTGTGCCGTATGAACCAGAGAATGTTTTTGGCGCCCATACTCCATTAAATGTTTCTGCAAAACTTGTCGGAGCAAGTTGTTGCCCATCAATTAAATGAACATCTGCCATATAACCATTAAATTCTTGATTACCAGCGTGTGATTCGGCACCTAAACGATGAATTACTGCAGCATTAAATTGACCATCATGGTTTTGTGTTGGATTTGTATCAGTTGCAAAACTGGTTATTTCATCACCATTAACATATAATCTCATTCTATTTCCAGCAGTACTAGATGTAGTATCTTGTGCATAAACTATATGAAGCCATGCAGTCACATCCCTAAATTTAGCATTAGTAATAAGCCTTCCAGTAACACTGTCAGACCCATCTGTAAGAAATATAACATCTAATCGGTCACTGCTGTCAAATCTAATTGCCGCACTTTCACCACCACCATCACCTTCAGCGGTAAATAAATTTTGAAAAGCACCTAACTTTGAGCGCTTAACCCACCCACTCCAAGTCAAAGTCTTACGGTTGGAATCTGACGAAGGTGTGCGTTGTAACATAGCGCTTCTGTCAGAATCAAACCTTACAGATTTTGCAACATTCACGGCATAAACAGGACGAAGAACAATGAGATTAAATGCTCGAGCATTCGTTTGGTTCTCATCATCGGTCGCAGTAACAGTAAAGTTAAAGGTTGTATCACTAACTACATTTGTATTTGGTGTTCCAGTAAGTTGTCCATTTGCAGAACCCAAAGAAACGCCAGTAGGTAATGCACCAGAAGTTACAGAAAACGCAAGCGTTCCACCGTCTGGTTCTGAGGCAACAATAGTAATTGTTGACATTGCAAGATCTTCTGGAATAGACCCTAGATTACCAGCAGCAGTTGAAAATGCTGGTACACCATTATAGGAAATACCATTCGTTAGTGTTGCAGAAAGTCCATTTGCATTTGTTATCTTAACATCATAGTCTGCAGCAGTTTTTGCTGGGGTTGTGAATGTAATACTAGTCGAACTAACAACAGAAACAGAAGGTGCAGTAGTTCCACCGATAGTCACCGAAGCGCCCGCCTTAAAGTTTGTTCCTGTAAGAGTTATTGTTTCCCCACCAGCAGGATCAGCACCAGTTATAGAACCAGCATATGCAAGAGAAGTGATAATAGGCGGACTGTCAATTGCCTGCCAAGAATTGGTTACAGTATTCCACTGTTCTAATGTTCCTACTGTAGTGTTAAATCTCATGTATCCAGCAGCAGGACTGCCAGGACGTTGTGCAGTAGTACCGTGGGGTACACGAATAAACTGACCATCGAAATCAGGATTATCAGCAATCTTTGGAGAGGTTACTGCATCATCTTGAATACCGTCTGTTTTGATTCTTGAAATTGCCATTTGTGTCTGTCCTGTTTCTTTTTATTTAGTCTGCATCTGCAATTGTCAAAGTTTTTGCTTTAACTTGTTTCATAATTTCTGCATAGTGTATATTATTTTCATCCATAGGAACATGAATTACTTCATTTTCAAATGTTACACTAATTGTATCAACTTTATCATAAAGAACGTCTTTAATATATTTTGCATCCGTAAATTTCATTTTTATAACTCCGCTTCTGCTTTCCAGGCTGCATGAGTCCAGTAAGCGTTTCCATCTCCGGCACCACTCACACTACCGTGGGCACAAAAACCATCTTCATTAGCGTTGCCAGAATTAAATGCGTAAAATATCCAAGTGCCTGATTGATACCAAGCCCACTGACCATTGGAACTAGCAAAACCAGTACCAGCCCTGAGTTGAGTAATAGTAGGAGTTGCTCTCATTTTTACTGGGAAGTAAATTCTCGAACTTCTCATTAAACCATTTGCCATATCAACTAGTACAACAACGCTATCTGGATCGTAATTGTGGTCTGGTAGAAATGAGTAAGGAGCACTTTTACAAAAATAGCGTTGACAGAGTCGCAGTTCTTCTGCAAATGGGAGATGTTCAAAATCCGTAGCTGAACTGCCAACTTCCAATTGAACTCCTGTAACACCCATAGTAAATGTACTTGACCCAGCACATAAAATGTTTAATGAAAGACCATTCAACCCTCCAGCTGGTACAGTCCACGAGGCTGAGTATCTAACCCAATCATTTGTAAGATTTCCTAAGTTTTGTTCTGATATTGTTGTAGTTGAACCAAAGCTATCTGCACTTCCAGCATATTGTAAACTTGTATATAAAGTTGTAGCATTAGATATATTCTTAGCATAAAAACTTGCTGTAACAACCTTGCCCGACAAATGTTTTGTGTTTTTACTTTCAATTTTTTGTAAAATTATTGGATTGCCTGATGTAGCACTTACAGTTATAGCAGTTGGAAATTCAGTTGGGGTACTACTTGTTATCACAGCAGAGGCACTACAACCAGACAATTGAAATCTATCAACAAAGTATCCTGATGTAATCCCTGACGTAGCAACCCTTTGATTTACAGACATGGCACCATTGATAATGATATTCTTGGTTGTGCCACCAATTTCTGTTTCAAAATCAGCAGACTGTCCTCTTGCTTTTACTTTAATTAAACTCATATTAGAATCCCCATACTACTATTGTTGATGGTCTATATTGTGTGTAAACATTATTAGCATAAACATTATTACCAGATGCTTTTCTAACATAGACTGTGTATGTATGGTCACCAGTTCCTAAATTGGCATCAACTATAGTCATGCTAACATTATCAAGTGACTCTGAACCACCAGCAACAGAACCAAGAATATAGTCATCAAAGTTTACAGCTGAAGGTGCAGTTCTTTGGAATCTTCTTTGTTGGTGTGCATGAGTATTTCTATCAGTTCTTGTTGAACCAGCGTGCTGGACAACAAGTCTTGTACATTTAGCAACATCAGCAGCTGCAACTGTAATTGTAACTGGTGTTGCAACATACGAAAGAGAGGTTGTGGATTGACCACTATCTCCAGCAATATTTGCAAATTGCATATGTTTAACAGTACCAGCACCAGTTAGTGCAGAACCATCAAGGGCAGGCATTGCACCAGTAAGTTTTGATGCCGACATACCAGCAATCTTTGCATCTGTCACTGCACTATTGGCAATCTTTGCAGTACTCACCGTTCCATCAGTTGGTGTTCCAACATTAAGAACGTCACCCAATGCAACAATAAAGTCAATTGAATCTGAAGATGTTAATGCACTTGAAAATGTAATCGTTGAACCTGATACAGTAAAAGAACTGCCGGCCTTCTGAATAACACCGTTGAGTGAAACCATTAATTGATTTGCAGTAGCAGGAGAAAACGCACCACTATTCAACTGCAAGTTATATGTTGCAGTACCAGAAGCGGTAATTGCATCAAGTACATGATACGCACCTGTTAATGGTGATTGTCCTATAAATGGCATATTATTGTTTCCTAATCTTGTTCATACTATTTAGTCTGCATCTGCAATAGTCAAGTCACCATCGGCAACCTGTTTTAGAATTTCTGCATAATCTGAATTTGCAGTATCCATAGGAACACTACATTCCTTACCATCAATTTTACAAAAAACAGTCTCATTTTCTTCATCTGAATTTTTTAGATACTGTGCATCTGTAATTATTGTCATAACATATCTCCCTTAAAGTTCAGCACTGAATTGAAGTTGGTTTGCAGGCCCAGCACCGACTGCCATTCTATAGTATGCATCACCATGAGATCCTAGTTGTCCACCATACGTTCCACTAGTTGCCCATCCCGCTTTTGTAAAACCTTCATCTGATAACCCTTGAATGTGGGTTGGTCTTTGAGTCACAGCAACTTGTGGTCTAGCAAGTGTTACAGTACCAACAATAGTAGCAGTTGGAGCAGCTCTCATTTTCTGTCTAAAAACTCCATCAAAGTACATAAAATAATTGGCTGCGTGTTCATTAGTTCCTTGCCAAACTCTGTTTGAATAAGTTTGAAAATATCGTTCACAAAGCGAAAGTTCTTCTCCAAAGGAGCGGTGTTCAAAATCTGTAGCTGTGTCGCCAACTTCTAACTGAACTTCTGATAATTCGCAATAGTTTGCCCCAGCATCCATAAAGTTTACTTGTGTTTCTCCAGTTGGATACCAAGCCCCTTCTCTAGTGGAATCGGCTGCAAGTGTAATATTGACACCAATACCTTGACCAGTATCTCTTGCAATACTAGATGGCGCAGTGAATGTTAGTGTATATGATGTTAATGTGTCAGCAGCACTTACCGTAATACTTTGAGGAGTTCCATAACTTGCGGCATCAAATCCATACAAATAAACACCATATGTTCCTGTTTTATTCGTTTTGAACTTAAAACTTAAAGTCACGGTTTGTCCAGATGCATGAACACAATTTTGTGCTTCAATAATTTGCCGTATAGAAGTAGCAGAACCAGAAGTCAATGATGTATCTGCTGTTGCAACATCAACTCGCAAAACCCCACCAGTAACGCTGGTATCTAATGTTCCAGTGTCGCCCACATTGGCTCGTCCAATTGCCCACATATCTGCGGCGGTATAAACATTAGTAGCACCACTCATCGCAATACCATTCACACTGCCTCTCTGAGATACTTGCACACCGCCATTGATAATCATATTTCTACGACCAAGATTTGGTGTAACTTGTCCGTTAATTGCTTGTATTTTACTTAATGGCATCTGCGTTTCCTTATTTCGGATTTTTGTCTTTAACAGCTTTAATAGTTGATTTCCAACCATCAATACCGTTATGGTACAAATCGTCAAGTTGTTCTTCTATAGATGGGTATTCATTTGCTCTATCTCTTTGATACTGTTTAGCATCCCATTCTGATTTTAATATTGCAATATTTTTAGTTCTTTTTGTTTCATCATCGTAATCAGATTGACCGAAACGAGAAACTAGTTCTCTCCAAACTGAACTATCATATTCTTTCCATTCTGTCATGTCTAAAAAATTATTAAGTTTCATATTATCTTATGCCAAACGGCAACCTCCCCATTGAGAATGTCCAGTATAAAAATCAGTAGTACTATAAGCAGCACATATTGCCATAGTATCTCCACTTGACAGTGGTATCACAATCATTCCATTTTGAATATGGTCATCATTTGAGCCATTGAGCCAAGTAAACATACGAGTACCGGCTTGTTGAAATTGTACTTTTGCAGTATTTTTCAAAAATGAAAAACCGTTAACAGTTGCGGAGTTTCCAGTATAACAGGCATACCAAAATAAATAAACACCAGTGGCAGGGGCGGCATATTTATAGGTGGTAGTGTTATAAAGATTATCTGTATCAAATCTATCACCACCTGAATCAGAGTTAAAAGGAATTATTGCGGCGTCATTAGCAGTTGTCCATGTAGATCCACTACACCCAGCAGCAAATGCTCCAGTTCCAGCAACTGCATTAATACCTGTCAATGCAGCACCACTAATTGCTGGTAATGCACCAGTAAGTTTTGATGAACTAATACCAGAAGCAATCTTTGCATTTGTAACTGCACCACTGGCAATCTTTGCAGAACTGATAGTATTGTCAGCAGGAACGACTGAGTTCTCTTCTAGTCCTTTGAATACGACATAGAAGTTTAATCCAGTTTCAGGCGCTTCTGACATTGTAAGAGTTGTTCCATTAACGGTATAAGCATCTGTAGGTTCTTGGCGAACATTACCTACGAATACTTCAATATCGTTTGCAGAAGCAACTGCACTACTTAATGTGAACGCTGTTGTACTACCGTTTGCTGTAAAATCTTGTTTAGTCCTTGTAGAAAAACTAGCATTTGGTGTACTTCCAAGATATGGCATAGTTTACTCCCTTATGCTTTTTCCATTAGACCCATTACTACATCAATAGCAGAACCAGTTCCTGCTTTGACTTTGAGGATGTCTCCTGCCTCTAAAATATATTTTTGTCCAGCGAGTGTTTCCAATGTAGTACTCGCTGGGATACTTACATTTTCTAAAAGTTGAAATGTTGCATTAGAAGCAGAAGTATCTGTAAACTGAACTTGTACTGTTACAGCATTAGTTGTCTTGTTTGCAATTGCAAGTCCAAGAACAACAGTCTGTGTATTAGCAGGACAAGTATACAAAGTTGCATATGAACTATTGGATACGTTTGCTGTTGCTGCATTTTTGAATGTGTTCGCCATGTTTTTTTCCTATATTATCCTAAAGCAATTGCCAGTGCTGTTGCATCATCTTCTGGGTCAAAGTTTAGTTTTGCCTTTGTGACATTACCGTCTGCAATCTTAGCAGTTAATATTGCTCCATCTGCAACAGTATTTAGTGTGTTCACTCCATTTAATTGAATACATTGAATGTTATTTGTTCCAGCTGGTGGAGCAGAAGTAAATGTTAATACGGCACCAACAACTGTGTATGCATATGAAGAACCATATCTCTGATACACATTGTCTACAAATACAGCAAAGTTATGAGCATTATTTGCAGCAGGAGCTCTTGTCAACGTAAATGTAGTATCAGAACCATCACCATTAAACTCATCTATGTGTGTGGATGAAGTAGCAGAAGTTGCAGTAAGAACCTCATTACCAAGATAGACAATAGAGATTCTACCACCAGCATCTGGTGCTTCTGAAAATGTAATCTTTGGTTGTCCAGCAGTAAGATTCGTTGAATATGAGTGTTCTGGTTCTTGAACGACACCATCCAGTACAACCAACAAAGAAGTTGGCACTGCCATATGATCAAGATTGTAAGATGTGGTTGTACCATCACCCGCCAAAACTTGTCTATCAAATACACCGTAGGTTGGTGATGCTCCTATATATGCCATTTAGTTTCTACCTTTGTTTTTCATATCTATTTATGCAAGACCTATAACAGAATTATAAGTTGCAACTCTGTATAACTCATTATAACTGTTGGAGTATTGTCCACCAGAACAGTATGTAGTAAATTGATGATTTGTGCCATTTATAACAGACGCACTTATATTTGCATCAAACTGTCTTGTTCCAGTAGCCTTTCCACCATAACTACCACCTCCGCCTAATCTTGCTAAACTACCACTTGCTGGTGAAGCGTTAGAAGTATTATCTGTACCGCTAAATCCATAGTCATATCGTGAAACAGTTGTATGCATCCCGAAATAAATGTCACCACCAGAAGTTTGGTTGTTTGATGCATAACTATGTGCATAAAATTCTACTCTTATTCTATCGTGGTCTGCCGGAACATACATTCTTCCCCAATACCAACCAACAGAAATACCAACACCAGTTTGAGCTGAACCACCACATCGGTAGTAGTATCGACCATCTTGAGCACCCTGTGCAGTAAAGATTTCACTAGTGCCTTGAGTGTGTGCGCCGTCATGTCCACCAGAATATCCACTGTTATATGCTGCCCTATCAGTATTACTGTAGTTTGTAGATCCATTGTTACGATAACCATTTGTTTGGTCGCCATTGTAAATACCATAAGGAACTGTTTGTCCAGCATATGAAGCATGAGCGCTACCATGTCCTGTACCATTGTATACACAAGAGACTACACCACCATAGATATAGTTGACTGTTGGTGTTGCAGACTGACCAACAATATTAAAATTTCTTGTTGTTAAGTTTGTTCCATCTGATGCACCAAGTGTAAAGTTAAATGTTGTGTCACTTGACAATGAAGGCATTGTTCCAGTGATTGCACCTGTACTTGAGTTAATTGCAAATCCAAGTTTACCTGAACCACTTCCAGTTAGAACATCCGTTCCACTTTCCGAATAAACAATAGCAGTACCATCTGGATCAGACGCAGCAACTGTTGTACTAAAAGCGGCTGTTTGCATAGTAGTAGCACCAACCTGACCAGCAGCAGTACTCCATGTTGGAGTTCCACCAGCGTCTAGAATAGATTCCATTGCAGCAATTGTACCATCTGGATTTGTTACCTTGATTGACCAAGGTTCTCCAGCGACTGCGAGTGTTGGTGTAGTTACAGTTAATTTGGTTGCACTTACAAAAGAAACACTTGCTGCAACGGTAGAAGTACCAGTTGCGGCAGATACAAAATGAACAGTTGCACCACTAACAAACCCTTCACCAGTAATACTCAAGGAAGTGTTTGCTACAGCAGCAGTTGTTGGGGTCACTGCATATAATCTTAATTCAGAACCACCTACACCTACCCATGCAGAACCATTATACATCTCCATTTTGTTGAGAGTAGTATTCATTCTGATATATCCAGAAGAAGGACTTGATGGTCTTTGTGCAGTTGTTCCAGCAGGAATATCCAATGCACCAGTTTGATCTGAGTGTCCACCCAATTGGGTTTCAGCGATTAATTTTGAATTACTTGACATTAGAGTTGATACCTCACCATAATTTCTGAACCATTAACTGGTGCAAAAGTTGTTGTTAAAACAGAACCACTTATAGCATAGTCTGTTGAAGGTTTAAGTGCTATACCATTGTAAAATACAAAAGCACTATTTGTTGGAACACCACCATTACTTAGAGTAAATGTAGTGTCTGAACCATCACCAGTAAATGAGTCGTAAACGTAATCTGGGCCTCTACGGATAACTCCACGAATGCCCATGTGTTTTGCTTCTATCTCTGCACCGTTATCTGGAGCAGATGTGAATGTCAGGGTTGTTCCTGAGATAGCATAGTTAGTTGTTGCCTTCTGCAAAATACCATCTACGAAAACCATAACTGAGTTTGCGTTTGGCGGTGTTTCTGTCAAAGTGAATGCTGTTGCTGAACCGTTACCAGCAAATATGTCTGTGGTGAATGACTTTAGATTCGATGCAAGTTCATCTGCACCAACTGAACCTGTAGGCGGTTTCATTGATGTTGAACCAGTACCTCTGTGAATTACATAGATAGATGCTGATGAAGCAACCGCACTTGTGAACTGAAGAATTCTTGGTTGGGAAGATGCGTTCTCGTGAATTAAATAAGCAACGTCTGGTTCTTGAACCACATTATCCAGAACCACATGAAGGTTTTCGGTATTTGAACCATCAACATCTGTATCCAACGCATATGCGTTTGTGTATGCAGTACCACTAATAGTAATAGTGCTTAAATCAGAACCAAGAAAATCTTCTTTCTGAAATGCAGCAGATATTCTGTTTGGTGCATTGATACCAATATATGAATCAGTCATTACCTACCCCTTATGTTACATCTTGTAGAATTGATGCAACCACATCCACAGTTGCCGCAGAGGCGTACACTTGAATTTTGTCATTACCGTTTAACACAACCTTTTGTCCTGATACCACTTTAAGTGCTGAACCAACAGGGATAGGTGCATTTTTAATAATATGAAATGCTGCATTGGCACTACTGTCTCTTACAAGAACTGTTACTTGAACAGCAGAAGTTCCTGTGTTTGCAATATCAAGTTCGATAAGAATTGAGTTACAGGCAGATCCATTGTTTGAAGTATATACATCTGTAGGAGAACTAGAGTTGGTACTCACACTCGTTGCAAATGCATTCTTAAAATTGTTTGCCATTCTTTTATCTTCCTTTGTTTAATCTATTTATAATGATTACCCGAGCGCAACCGCAAGAGCAATACCAAATCCTTCAGTAGCAATCACACCACTTGAAACTGGCATTGTAAGAGTTGTAGAGTCAGAAGTTATCTGTAGTCCACCTGTGCCTGTATGATTAATTATTGAATTTGTTCCGTCATGGTATATCTGTAAATCGTCATGGAGGCCGAATTTGATTCGTTCACTGTTCACGCCAGTAGAATCATCAAAGTCAATTACAGTTGGAAAGAGAACAGAACTAAGTCCATTTTCCAATTCTTTAATTGCTTCAATAACATCTGTGACATTATTACCATTTACAGTTGAAGGAAGATTTGCAATATCACCGACATCAGTTGCCAGTTGATTGAACTCAACTCTCCACTCTTCAAAGGTAAAACTTGCTGGTGCGTTACGATCTGCCATTATTTTCTATCCATCATTTGCAATAAAAGGTCTTTGATTTCATGCATTTCACTCTTTAAGTTATTTATGTCTCTTACTGCATCTCGTAGTTCATCTTTATTCTTTTGTGCAACACGAGAGCGGGCAACTGCTGCTTGATAAGCAGACAAGTCCGTGTTGACAATCGCACGAGAATGTGTATCTCTTGCCAAGTTATTATGTTCTTCTACTGGAATATAATCTGCCATGTTATGTCGCCAATGCAATTGCTCTGAGGTCTTTGACACGAGGAACTTCAGAACTATTTGTTCCTTGCATTCTAATCTTGATTGCAAAGGAAATAAATTCTTCAAGTCCATCGACAGTATATTGTCTCTCAACAAAATCATAAAGGTCAACAGAAGAGTTTACTGTTGTGTCTGGTAGACCGTTAGTGTTAAAGTATCTCCAACCAATCTCATCAAAGTCAGATGCATCGTCAGAACGAAGTATCTTATACATAACTTGGATTTCAGCAGTGTCAAACTTGACTGCATCCAAGTATACCTTGATAGAGTTAGCAGGCGTTTTAAGTGTAACCTTACGAGTACAATAGATAACCTCATTGTTGTCACCGTCTGGATCAGTCGGGTTGACATAATCTCCTTGCAGAGCAGTAACACCCAAATCAGATGCCTGATCGATGTTGTCCAATCTGTTTGCAATCGCAACGATAGATTTTCTATCCAAGTCAACTACAGGTGACAGGTTGTCTTTTAGACTTGTCATAGTGTAAATAAGGTTAAGTGATTTTGCACCGGCAAGTTCGTTTGTCTCGTTTACCTGAGAACATACAATCTGTGGATTATCAAAGTAGTAATGATCTTCTACAGGAATACTTCTTGCCTGTGATAGAGTTTGTTTTGTAAATGAGTTCTGAGAACCACTTGGTGAAGTACCACTTGTAGTTCTTACCTTTGCAGTTAGAGAGGTATCTGGAAACTCGATTGTTGGAACAAAAGGTTGTACAACGTCCATTGAAGCATTCTCTGTTGCAGTTACCGAAGAACCACCACCTGTTCCTGGCGAGTTACCACCAGCAGCAGTTGTTGCAATAGTGTACGAGTCAATTCCAATGTTTGCAATTGCACTATGAGTTTTATTAATCTGTGTCAAAGGAATACCATTAAGTTGATACAACTCAACTGTAGCACCACTTGAGTGAGCAGAATCTGTACCCTCTACTCCACGAGTAAGAGAAGATATTGTTGTTCCTGAGATTGTACCTGATATTACCTCACTACCAATCTTCACATGGACTGTACCCGAAGAAGGCCATCCAGAAGAAGATGTGAGACTTAGACTAGTAGTGTGTCCTTGAGCAAGAGCACCGTTCAGTGTTGAACCAATACCAGAGGAAACCCCAGCGATTGTAACATTGTTATCTATATCATACATATGATGGTCACGATGTGTAACCTTAACAAAAGTTTGTCCAGTGATTGTTCTAATCGGATTTGGATCAAGAGTTTTTACAGGCAGAACATCATTGTTCAAAGTAATCGTTGCAGTCTTGGATGTATCAAACTGAGCACGATAAAGATTAAACTTCAAGTCCTCAAAGTCATATGCAGTCCAAGTAGTATTGTTCTGTGATTTGAAAAGAACACCAAGGTATGGTTGTTCTGAAACCAAACGAGAACCGCCGACATCCACTTCACCCATTCGTGAAATCCATGCAAGGTATTTGTTTGAATCTGTTTGTAGAACAATACAATATTCCACTCCGTTCTTCACATAGACAGGTTCACTGAATGTAAATGTTGTCGGAACAGAAGCATCTTGAGAGACACTAACCTGTGATGGTTCAAATGTTACAGAACCAAATGGAAGAACCTTTGTGGTTGGGTATCCATTTTGCATTTCTCTAATCTGACAAGTAACTGGTAAGTCCTCATCCTTTTGTGAGAAGAAAGCGTCTACTTTAGTAATGAACTCACCACCGTCTGCCTGAGGCATAAACGATTGAGCGAGCGGATCCCACCAACCAACTATTTCATCACGAATAGCAGGGTTTGCAGTTTCTTCAACATTCCTTACTTCAACTCTTGCGTTTCTTGTTGCAATAAATGTCTCTTGTGTTGTAGTAAGAATACCAGTTGCAGAATATATTGCCTGTGCAAATGTTTCTGGTTCTGGTGTCTGTTGATTTGTTGCAGAAGAAGTTAGTCTGAATAATCTATCACCAGTTCTAAACTGTGGATTACCTCTTGTGTTTGGATTAGGGATAGAAAAGATTCCCGAAACAGAACCAGCAGCAGATGTTACCAAATTGCCACCAAGTGAACCACCAGTTGGAGTAACATATGCAGTAACCAAAGTCTTATCAAAGAATGGATAAACTTTAGTCAAAGGTTTCATACCAGTGACAGTAAAGGTAACATTTCTTGCACGAATGAAAGGAATGAGCGCACGAGATATAACTCTGTTACCCTGTGATTCCATATCAATCTGTGGAATGACTTGAGTGCTTATACCCTGTCTTACAAGAGGCCCACCATCAGATGATGTAAGTGTGGTTCTTCTAATAACAGGTCTGAAAGGAACTGTCGCTCTAGCACGAGCCCATGAGGCCTCCCTAAAGGTTTCTGTTCTAGAGATAATAGTACCACCCCACTGTGATTGCCATGCACCCCAAATAGTACCAATAGCATTTCTGTTCTGTGCTACAACACTATCGAAGTTACCTTCTCTATTAATAATAATATCTGGTGCTTTTTCTACTTCAAACCACTCATCACCAGATGGTGATAGTACACAAACACCTGTCCAAGCAAAGTTCAATACAGGGTTGAGGTTTTCAACTCTGGTTGCATATGGTTGGGAAGCAGTAGTTTTGTGTGTATAAGGAAGCGTGATAACATCACCAGTTCTTTGATACTGGTCGTTTGTTCTTTCTGAATCTGTAGTGTTCTCCTCAATAAGAGATACACCTTTCATAAAATACTTTGGACGCAACTCACCCGCCTGCATATCAATTGCAGCACGATAGTCTGGATGTTTAACATCACCAGTTGCGTGTCCTTTGAAGTTATCGACAATGATACCAGACTTAAATCTGTTAAGTCCATTAGCGTCTTGGATTTCGATACCTTGTGCTTCTTTCTCCAAAAGAGATAGAGCAGTATAGTATTCAATATTGTTGATACGGTTTTCAAGTTTACCAATATCACGCATTGTATATCTACGATTATTAATCCGTGTAAAATCTGCATCATTGATATCAAGAATAAATGGATTCATATTAATCTTGCAGAGATGCATTGCATTGTCTAGAGGTTTTGGTTCAATCGGATCTTCAGATGGCGTACCACTTACTACCTTAAACTTACCTTGTGCAGTAATGAATAGAGAGTCAATACGTCCAACATAGAAGTCGAAGTCATAAGCAAAGTTAGAGTTGTCTTTTGGAATATCAATCGTTGAAGCACCAGTTCCAGAGAAGGAACGTGATTCAAAGTTAAATGACATACCATTAATCTTATGAGTTGTCTGGTTCTGAATAGTCTGAGTGTTAGTTGCTATATTCGCAACTCTTGGTCTGAAGTCAACAGCATCACGCAAGTCATATTCACCAGTAGGTTCTGCAACCTCTGGATCAACACGAGTAGCGGTATAGATTGGAATATCTTTATAGTTAATTGAACTGTAAGAGTCAACAGTAAAGAAGTCACCAGAACCGTGATCGAAGTAATCGAATACAATAAGAAGTCTACCAGTTGGAGCAATAGCAGATGCTTTGCGAACTAGTCTACCAATATCATAGAAGTTATCTCTTTGTCCAGTATCCATAACAAAGTCATTTGTTACGTCACGAGAACCAGCAGTGAATGTATCTAGTGTAGCAGTTGCTGAACTTTCTGCACCAGTAATGGTTTCTCCAGCAGAGAATGCGATAGCATTTACTGGAATGAAAGTTACAGGTGAGATAGGATTAATCACACGAGCAATTGCACCAGTAGTTCCACCAGTAATCAATTCACCTTTTGTGAATGAACCACTTGCACCTGTAACTGTCCACTGTGGAAGTGTTGGGTTTGCACTTGCATCTTCTGAGTCGAATACTGCATATAATTTATGAACATCAGCGACACCAAGTGAAATATCTTTATGGATTGCTGACTGTCCGTAGTTAGCAACAGCACTGTTATCTACCAGAACTTGATGCATTCTATTTCTTGTTTTTGATTTCTCGTTGACAATCGTTCTTGTGATTGTTGCAATAAGTCTTACCTTTGCACCGTTACCCAAAATACTAGCAGCAGTAATTGAAATAGCATTTGTACCAAATCCACTAAGAGTAACTCCACTACCATTTAGATTGATGATGTCACCATTAGCACCAGAACCAGAACCAGCATCTGAAACCATAAGAACAAAGTCAGTATTTGATACTGCATTGAATGTTTCGTTAGAACTAGCACTGAAAGTCACAACACCAGAACTGTTTGAAGTACCAGCAAATGACCTTCTGATAATAACAGATGAATCTGAAATTCCACCATTACCCTCTGTCTTGAGAGTTTTGATTCCATTCTTCTGAAGTTTACGAAGAAGAATATTTCTGTTTTGATCTGTGATTGTCACACGTTTTCTAGTAGCAGAAACTGAAGTGATACCATTACTTAGAGTAGCAGAAATTGAAATTGTGGTTGAGTTTGTTACCGCTGTAACCTTTCTTTCTTCCAAGGCACCAGCAGAGCCTGAAGGGAAAGCGACAATATCACCAACACGAAGTTCGTTAGTAAAGTCAGTTTGGAAACCGTTGATTACTGTGCCCGAACCACCATATGTTACAAGTCCAGTAAGTGATACATTTGAATTTAGAATTGTATCTGCTGTAAAGTCTGCGTCACCTGTATCGGGATCGTCCATTGAGATTTGTTTAACAGCATCAAATGCATGAGATGTTATTGCACTAATAGTAATATCTGCATTAGAACTATTCTCAACAATCTTGTCTGTTTCTGCTGAAGATGTTGAAGTGATTTTCTCGCCAGGAGTAAATGTTCCCACAACAGAACCAAGTGCAATCTTAGTTGAACTTGAAGCAGAAGTTACATAACCATATGCACCAGAGTTGACACCAGTAATCTTTGCACCTGTTACGAGAGCAGAAGGAGCAGCAGACATTGTGAGGTCTGTGAACATACGAATGTCGAAGATATATAGTTTATACTTTGAAGTTGTAAGAGAACCAGATGCCGTTAGAGGAACACCACTACCAGTACTACCTTCAGAGTGTTCAAATGCACGAGCACGAGCGAAACCAATGTGAGCACCAGCAGGTGTTCCACGAGTTGCAGTCTTTGTATCTCTTAAAGATACAAGTCTGTATGGTTCTACAATCTCACCAGCAATCTGTGGTGAAAGTTCAGGCGCACCATGAACCTTATCTACCTGTACAAAGTTACCAACCTCAACAGGAGTAATAGAACCATTGTAGTTTTCAAAAGTTCTAGGTTTAGGAATATCAATATATCTTGGTGCAATAGTTTCAATTTCGTATCCACGAACATATGCTTTGCCAGGCGATACTTGTATTGACATCAAGTCATCGGTTGCAGTACCACCGTCATCAGTTGTTGCGTTTAGAGGATAGATACCATTGTTAAGTCCATCGTCTGCTGCCTCACGAATATCAAACTGAAAGTCACGAACAGTATAATCACCAGATTCGTCATGTGTTCTTCTTGCAAGAGTTTCACCTAGTACAGAATACTCTGTGTTTCTTGCCTTTACTTGAAGCACACCTTGATCTACACGAATAAGTTCTACAAAGTTATCATCTTCAGTAGATGTAAGGGAAAGTTTGGAAAGTGTTAATGTGAACTTGAGTCTGTGAGCGCCCTTTGCGTTTACGTTAGAAGTTCCTTGTGCATTATCCAAAAGAGAACTATCTTCTTCTGGTGTTTCAAGAGACTCCGTAATTGTAAGTCCAACACGATAAGATGGTGTGTTGGTATATTTGTCTAGTACAATTCTTTGTTCAGCAACTCTTACGAAGTGTCCACGAATAAAGTAAACACCCTCTTCAATATTTGCAGCAGAACCAATTGCAGTTGCGTTTGTAGCATTCAGTTGTGCAGAGTCTACACCAGAACCAAACGAACCAACTGTTCCATTTGCAGAAATTCTTTCACCGTTTGCAAAAACGGTAGTAACATTATTCGTACCAGTTCTAATATACTTTACATAAAGTGTAATAGGATCATCAGTTGTTGCAGCGTCAGCTTTGATTACCTCTGCAACGACACCACTGGTTGTACCAGTGATTCTCTTTCCAACATAGTCTTGGATTTGAGATGAGATGTCTGCACCACTCAGTGTCGAATCTAACTTGACAGCATAGAACTCATCAGTAAAACCAACGGCGCCAGGGATAACCACTGTACCTTCTTTGAAAACATGGCGTCCATGTTTCTCTACTTGGTTTTGAAGAATAGACTGAAGTTGGGTTAGTTCTCTTGCTTGTACGGCAAAGCCTGGACGAAAGAGAACCCTATGAAAGTCTTTGCTCTCTGCAAAGTCATCATAGTATGGTGACACATTGAGATTGGTTTTTTCCATTTTTTAGAATTCCACTACGATTTTGATATCTTCTGTTTGGTCAGATGCACGAGAAATCGGGCGTCTGTTTTCAATGTAAAGAATCTTTCCACTGTTTGGTTGTAATTCTGGATTTGCATATCCAGATGAAAATGTCAGAGTTGTTCCACCAGCAAGTGTTACGTTTTCAGATGAAGTTGCAGACGGTGTTGCTGCAGCATTAGATGAAGCACCTGTGACAGTGTTTGCACCAGTGAATGCAATTACATTTCCGTTTGCAGCGATACCATAGTTCGCATATTGTTCTTGATGATAGTAAAGAATGTTTCTTGTTGCATCCCACTCTACAACCTTACCGACAGCACCAGTTGTTGATTGAGTAATCTTCTCATCAATCTCATAAGGAGATGAAGGAGCAGACGCCATCTTTATTGCATATGATTGTCTACGAGTAGATGCAGATGAAATTGTTGTTGTTCCAAAATTGAAAGGATCTTTAACGATACCAACTTCTCTAAAATCGTTTGCGACTGTTACATCGTCACCCTCTGCCTGTTCCAACTTGGAGTTCATCATTACAAAGTGTCCACCAAGTTCTGTGATTGCATTTTTACCATGTCCACCCTTTGGTGAAATGATTGGTTGTACTGCACCACCAGAACCAGAACCAATATTTGCAGCAGAAGATAATCCATTGTTTGAGTATACGTTACTCAAGTCAACAGTACCAAATGTATATCCTGTACCACCAGCAAACACGTTACTTCCAGCAGAACCTTGTTTTACAATTGCACCACCAGCAACTTTAATTAGTACGATACCGTTTGCACCATCACCATCAATTGGTGAATAGTAAGTTCCATCAGTATAACCAGAACCAGCAGTAGTCCGAACAGTATCTACTGCACCATCCACTGCATCACCAGATACAGTATTGTCAGTAGTTACTGGAATGAAATCAGAAGTTACAAACTTTTGAATTTGTGAAGTTGAAAGTGTGTACATATATTGCAGAGTATAACCACCAAGTTCAAAAGGAGTTGATGATGTTGATGTTGGTTCTGCACCACTATATGCTGCTCCAGCATTATTGTCAAGCACTTTATATACTTTATATTCAGATGTCATAAAGTGAAAGGTTGAATCGTATAGATTTGTTGCACTGCTACTTGTTGGATTTGAACTACTAATGTCGTGTTCATACATATCGTATACTGTGGAGTTTGTCCAGTTTCTACGAGGGATAACATATGCTACATCAGAAGATGAGATTAATTTGGCAGCGAGCATTGAATCCCATTTATAAAATTCTGTAGTCACATCGTCCTTTGGAGTCGGAGGTGAGTTATCATCGCCACCAGATGTTGTATTAGTAAAAGGTGTACTCTTACCAATGAACAAATAGTATGTTGATGCAGCAGCTTCTGAGAATGACTCAATAAACTGGTCTGCATTGTGTTGTCTGAAATTTTCAGTAATTATCGCTGCCATGTTTTTTTCCTATAATCTTATTTATTCGGTTACTTCAACCGTATGTTCTGTCCAAGAAAGAGTCGATTCATTCCACCTAAAATACTTGCCCTCTTTTGGGTCAGGCGCACTCACAGGAGCATTCCACTTACCAACAGTTTCGTCCAATATCCATGATGGATATGGCGCTGGTGGAATAAATCCATCAATTGATGATCTATATGTCCACCCTACAGCTGGATAGTTTTTCCTAGATGCTTTTGATTGATCTGATGCAAGCACTCTTTCTCCATCACTATTAATATTCCAATACTTATTTTCAAAGGTGTTATAAGAACATTGAACCCAAGTTGTACTATTTCCAAACAGCCCATGAAGAAAAGAAATACCATTCTTTTCTGTGTCTGCGTCAGCGTCATTAACAACAATAACCTGTTCAACAACATTACCATCACCTAATTTTGCAAAATGTGCCATACCTAATATCTCCTACGCTGTGTACGTTCCTGTGTTGTTATATTTTATTATTGTGTGTGAACCAGATGTACTCACTACAGGCGAACCTGATACTGTTCCAGTATATTCACTAGTTAATATCTTTAGTGCAGCAACACCAGAACCACCATTTGCGCCACTACCTTCAGTACCACTACCAGCACCAGAACCATCGGCACCGTTTCCTGTGTTTGCACCACCAGCAGTTCCGTTCCTGGCAGTATTTGGGGGTGAACCGTCACCACCGTGAGCAAGAACAACACCTGTTATAGCACTTGTTGCACCAGCACCACCAGCCCTTCCACCGTTATAGGCTTGTCCAGCACCACCCTTGCCGCCACCGCCGCCGCTACCACCAACTTGGTATTGACCACCGGCACCGCCATCATTCCCTTGTCCAGATGTTCCTGTTCCACCAGCACGATTATTTTCCGAACCGCCTGCGCCAGAACCACCATTACGACCGTCACTACCGTAGTCTGGGCCGCCACCTCCACCAATAGCAGTTAGTGTACTAAACCCACTACCAGTGAGTGTTGTATTTGAACCATCATTACCAACAGTGTTTTTGTCAGTTGAAGCACCGCCTCCACCTACTGTAATAGTATACTGAACACCTTGAGTAAGTGTCGTTGTTAAGTTGTCTAACATTCCACCAGCACCAGCGCCGCCACTTTGACCATTTTGTCCTTCAGCAGCTGCACCACCTCCACCACCAGCAACTAATAGATAGTTTACAGAAAATGTTGGTACAACAGTACCTAGTGTAAATTGTTTGGTTGAAGCATATCCATCGGAGTCTGTTACTTGTACATTAAAGGTACTAGTTAGTGAACCAGTTGAACCTATTGTAAAAGCAAAGGTTGCACTTGACACATCTGTAACATCTCCTACAGCAGCAACTCCTGTGATAGCATTAGAATTAGAAATATTTGTGATTGCAAAATCAAAAACCGAATCTTTTGAATCAGTGGCATTAGTAAATGTAATATTCTGTGTTGTACTAATAGTGATTGCAGAGAGGTCTGATGGATTAGATGTAATTCCAGTAGCGTCAGGAAAGTCTAAACCACCGCTTCCATCACCAATATTTTTCCAAATATTAGAATTCGTTGTAGCGTTTGTACAAACATAAACTTCACCAGAAGTAGAGTTTAACCAAAGAGTTCCTACTCCACTTGATGGATTGGTCGTTTTAGTAGGGTCAGTATTAGAAACTGTTGCGTCATCTAAACCATCAATTGTGGTTGTGATATTAGTCGCCCTGTCTTGAATTTTATCAATCGCCATTCTTATCTATCCCTTAATGTAATGCAACCCAAGCACTACCAGCGTATGCTTCGATTTTACTTGTAGTACTATTGTATACTATCATTCCAACAGCAGCAGTCAACGCATTACGTTGAGTTGTTGTTACTGTGTTTACTTTCAGTGCATTAGCAGTACCAGTAACAGTAATGGATGTTCCACTAATTGCTGTACCTGTAACTGCGGCAGGAGTGTTACCACCAACAACACCGTCAACTGTTCCAGTTACGTTACCAGTTACGTTTCCTGTCACATTACCAGTTACGTTACCAGTGATGTTACCAGTGAACACACCAGCGATTGCACCGGCACCAGTAATAGTAGGTGCAGTCAATGTCTTGTTAGTAAGTGTTTGAGTTGCAACTGTACTTACAAGTTCACCATTACCACCAGCAGGAAGTGTCAGTGTGTTTGTTACACCAGCACTATGTGGTTGTGCGATAATCTTTTGTCCGTGTGAATTCTGTTCACAGTTCAGTGTGATTGCACCTGAGTTTGAACCACCACCTTGAATCTCTACTACTTGGTTTTGAGCGGTGATTTCTAGTTCACCAGTTGCATTCTGAATACCTTCAGTAGTAAGTGCAGTGATTGTTGCAGAAGCAACAGTACCATTAATAACTGGCGATGTAAGTGTGGGTGTAGTCAATGTCTTGTTAGTCATTGTCTGTGTTGCAGTTAATAGAGCAACCGTATCTGCTGTAAGAGCAGTTCCGTTTGAGATGGCGCTTGTTGCAACTCCATTAATTTTTGCGAAAACTTCTACAATGTTGTCATTAATTTTATCACCACCTGTACGAAGGTCATCGCCTGTTCCATCGTTGGCGTTCGTTCCAAGTCCTAGTGCCTGATATGCCATTCGGTTTCTCCTAAATTCTTTCTTTTATTTATAAGACTTTATCAACTACCTGTATCAAATTTATCTGATGATGAATCGAATGTTATTGCATTTTCATCGAATGATGTATATACTGCACCCGCTCCAGTTCTTGTGTTTCCACTATCAACTTCCTCATCAAAAGTATTAGTTGTGTTATCAAACGTCACAAAGTTATTGTCAAATGCATTTACTGAACCAGCACCACTTGTTCTAATCTGTATCTCGCCTGGCGGCGGTACACTGATTCTAGTACTGAATGCTGTCTGAGGAATGTTTCCACTACCGTCAGATACTTGATTAATACGGAACTGTCCAAACTGGTCAATATTAAAGTATGCACGATTGTCGTGATTATTTTCGGCAACTCTATAGATGCCTGGATAATGTGGTATCTCTTGCGAGGTATCTGTCGGGGGCACAGAGAATGCATATTGTGGTAACAGATTCAAAGTAGATCCAAACGCCCCACCTGATAAACGAGTGGGCCCATCCATGCGAACAGTGACTACAGACTCAAGTGTAACTTCTCTCTTACCGTTTGGAAGAATTGAAGATGAACCTTCATGTCCATTCGCCCTCTTAGTAGAATCTGTGAGTGTACCCAATCTTCTTCCAAAGATTGTTGTAAACAAGTTAGTAAATGTAGATGCAAGTTCTGGTGTAAATGTATCTGGCGATGCACTGTCTCCAACAGAACCAGCGGCAGGGTTTTGAATTCTTGCAGAAACCTGTGACGCAAACGAAACCTCACCGAATACATTCCAACCAGCAGGGTGTACAGAACGTCTTACACTTTCTCTCCACTCATTGATTGATTGTCCAATACGAACAACATATGAATAGTCTTGATAGTAGTAGGAGTCTTGAACTCGCATAGTATCAACAGAGACTTTACCTCTATCGTTTACAAAGTTCCCAACAGTTGTTCCGACTGTTCCAATATTAGAAGATGCTTTTGCTGGTGTTGATTGATGTACTGTAGCAGTTGCACCAGTGATAGATGTTATCGTATCATCTTGATTAAAGGTAACAGAAGTTTTTATTTCAATAATATTTCTTGCATTGTCAAAGTCTACAACTGTTCCATCGTGACTTGTAAGCGTATCACCAGCAGCAAAAGAACCTGATACATTCTTCACCAAAACATTTCTATTGAGTGTGATTGTTGGGGTTGATGTATAATCTAGTCCAAAGTTTGTGACAGAGATTCCAGAAACGTGTCCAACCATTGGTGTCTGAGTTGATGCAGCAAAAAGACTTGCACCAGCACCAGTTGTTGTTGCACTGTCTTGAACAAGAGGAAGTTTTATAAAACCATTACCCTTGTTAATCATTTCAATCTTTGTAATTTGCCCACGTTCATTTGCATTACTGCCGGGCGCATTACCAAAGGTTGCAGTCTCTATAACAATCTGTCCACCATCTTCCATGACAAGATGGTCAAGTTCACCGACTGTTGTTTCCTTGCTGATATACTGAATGTCATCATCAGTAACAATCAAGTCACCATCTTCAGTGATGATGTTATCTGGTGAGGTTGATTGTTCTAAAAGAAATCCACCACCAATAACAGCAATCTTTGCACGAACATCAGTTCCTTCTGTGTTTGTTAAATCAAAACGAAGTTCTTCACCAGCGGTATAACCAGTACCAGCGTTCTCAATAACAATCTCATCAATCGAACCAGCACCAGCAGATTCAACACGAGCGGTTGCAGCATCATTACCGCCTCCACCTGTTACTGTTGTGACATCTCCTGTCTCATAGTAAGCACCACCAAGATCAACATTACCGCCAATAAGTATTCCCTTAACTACACCTGAGATTTCTAAGTCAAGTGTTGTGTCTGTTGTGGTAACAAGTTCACCAGCAGTGAATGTTCCTGATACAGAGTTTGCATCAAGGTTAATCTCTGCAATAAGATTGGCGCCTTCTCTAAACTTAATGACTGTTGCAATCAGAGCAGTAGCACCAGATGTCGAACCTGTTAGTGTTTGTCCAATCGCTTTGGTGAAATCAGACGTACCACTTTCAATGATACGAATAACTTTATCTGTACTCCACGCACCATCAGATACACGAAGCATATTATCTCTTGGATAAATGAGTGTCGCTTCTTCATCAAAGAGAATACGGAAGAACAACTTGTGTCCATCTCGTGTACCCTTTGCAGTGTACATATCCTTGATGTTCTTAATGAGTTTACGTTTTGCAATACCATCTGCAAGAGTGTTTGGTAAAGACTCCATAAAGGAATCTCTAAACTTGTCAAGGAAAGCATATACTGTATTGTCAACATCTGCATATGCAAGAAGTTGTTGAATGTTCTGTACAGGGTTTGCACGATAGGATGCAACGGTTGTTGTTGCACCAGAAGAGTTGCCTGTTACTGTTTCACCAGTTTCAAATCTTTGTTGGGATGTAATGAATAGTCTTTTGTTATCATCGAAGTCATCAACAAGAATACGAGCAGTTGCACCAGAGGTTGCACCTGTAATAGTTTCACCCACAGTAAACTTGCCAACAGAATCTTCAAGGACAATGTTCTCGCCAGTTTCGTCAAGGACATAGTTATTTGTGATTGTTTCTTCAATCACATAGTTGTTTGTTCCTGTAACAACAAGTTCCCCCGCTTCAAGAAACTCATAGTAGTACTTGAGGAAGAGTGAGAATAAAGGATGATCGGATTGCACAAACTCTGGAAGTTGAGTTTGAATGTGCGGCGATACTTTATTCTTTAATGTAGGGTCTTGTGCAGACATTTATTAAAACCTTAATAAGAGGATGATGTTGTGTAACCAGTTCCAGCAGATGAACCACCCGACTCGATTGTATCATTGTTACCAGTAATCTTTAGAGTTGTAAGATCAATCTCTAGCAACTGATTCCGAACTGGAACAATATCATTTGAACTTGGTGTAGTTGTAACCGTGATACCAGCAGTTTCGGTTGAACCTGTAATGTTGATTGAACTTAGTGTCAATAGTCCTGTTGCATAATCAATAGTACCAATGTTTGTGCCGAGGTATGTTCTGGTTGTTCCACCAACAAGAGAATACGCTCTTAGATTACCAGCACCATCATCATCTATAAAGTGTTCGCCTGATTCACCAGCAATAGTAAAACCAGTTGAACTTGTAATACCACCCATTGCAGAGTTATGTCCACTGTGAGGATTATATAATGCGTTAGAAAACTTCAGTTCATATTTTGCCAACGTGTTAAGTTGAGGTACGATTGTTTTCTGCATCTTGATTGTTGTGATGTTTGAAAGAATAGAAGGGTCTGTTCCGTCAATCAAGCGAGACATCTTTGAGAATCTAAACACACCATCAAACTTTTCTAAGTCTGAGGAGTTGTAGTTAGATACTGTTGTACGAACAAGTGTCTCTAAATCTGTTGCAGTCTTTGTAGTGACATTGGCATCAAACTTAAAGTTGGTTGTCATCTTAATCTTTGTGATTTCTGGATCGACAATAGTTGGACGAACCGAAGCGACATTGTATTTGTCCAGTGAAGTTGCGATTGTATCTTTTTGTGCTTGTGTCAGGTTTACCCCTGATGTTGTTTTGATAGAAACGAATACCTGTCCATAGATTGGTGGATCGTTATCTTCTCCACCCCACACTTGAATTGCTTTCGTGTCTGCATAAACTTGTGGAATGATAACCTTGTAGTCATCAGTCGTAACTGCTCTACCTTGTGATGCATAGTCCAAGGGAGCATTGTATTTGATGGACTGAATAGTTTCTGGTTCTGCGCCACCAGCGGCAGCAGATACCGTTGCGATAGTAATGTTTGTTTCCCCACCAACCGAAGTTCCTGAGAAAACTTTTGCGTTATTCGCTGCACCTTTGTTTGTGACAACGTATTCTAGAATCACAATGTTACCATCGTTTACTTTCTTGCCCACTACGTCATCACCAAAGTAAACCTCAAACTTTCCGTCATCGACTTCTTGTAAGAAGTAAACATTAGAAGTTGCAGTCACCTGAGAGATGTCAGTTGCAAGAGTATAGACTTGTGTGGTTGCATCAGACGCTGAGTTCTGAACAGATACCTTTAGTGTGGTTGTGTCTGCACGAACATCAGTCACCATATATTTCTTTTCAAGATTATTATTATCAACTGTATACTTTGCAGTAACAAGTGTGCCCTCATAGATAGCAAGATTAGAAAATCTAAGAACACCATTAATTGGCGTTACGGTTTGAGTTTCGTTGACAACAAAAGAATATGTTGTATCATCAATCTGTGTAGTAAACTTAGTTCCTTTGGCAACTGTGATAGAAGTAAGAGTTGAGTTATTGATTGTAACATCAATGTAAGCAATAGGTGAACGAGCAGAACGTGGAGTATAACCCAAAGTCTTTGCATGAGATACAACAGAAGAACGAAGAGTTGCAGTATCCAAATATGCTTCGTTGATTGCCATGTTTGCATTCATACCCAAGTAATGAGTGTTGTACGCAAGAACATCAATGAGTGTTGAAAGTCCAGAACCTTCAAAGTTATAATCAGAGAACTCCGATTGATTCTTCATATATGTCTTTAGATTGGTTTTGATATCATCAAAGTCCAACTCTGTGACTTGTAGTTTTGTTGCCATGTTAGTTCCTTATCTCAAACCTTCTAAAAATAAATCTACAGTTTGCAAACCACTAGGTGAGTTAACCAGATAAAATTCTACCTGTACCTCATATGCGTTTCTGTCAATCTGAGCATTAACCTTTACATCAGTAAGTTCTGCCCTTGGTTCAAAGTTATTAATGACATCCTCAACATATCTTTTGAGAACGTCTGCCACCAAAGATGTTACAGGTTCAAAAAGAATTGCTCTTACATCAGAACCAATCTCTGGATGAAATGGACGCTCATAGAAATTTGTATTTACAAGATTCCGAACACTACGCTTAACTGCTTCAACATTAGATAACTTACTAATGTCGCCAGTAATAGGATGTCTGGTGAAGTTCAGATTTATATCTTTATATATCTGAGCACTTCTATCAGAATCATTAGTTGCTTCTGCATCTCTATATGCTGTAGGGTTTGCTGCCATTTAATATCTCCTCAATCTATTTATAACGAAAGTTAAAGATTGTGGAACTCTCTGTTCTTGATATGTTGTTCTTGAATATCTTCTTTTGATTGACCATGATATGCAACAGCATGACGCTTATCAATCATATAATCATTGATTGACTTGTCAGCATAGTTTGTGGTTCTCCATAGTTCCCCAAGAATACGACCGAACTTTCCTTCAGCATCCTTTCTTGTTTTAAGAACAATACCACCCTCATCATCCAGCATCTCTGTGATGAACTTCTTTGCAGCAAGTCCATACTTCTTTTCTTCTAAATCTCTTGTGCGACTTTCTGGTGTGTCGATACCGAACATACGAATACGCTCCTTCTTCAACCATACTCCAAATCCCAAGTCGATGTCCACATCAACGGTATCTCCGTCTACGATATGAACTACCTTGCATCTATACTCATACATTTTTTTATCCTCCAGCGAATACGTTTGGCGAACCAGAAGCGGATTGGTTCGGCACCCAACTTGAGTGTCCACCTGTTGCGTCACCCTGTCGATGGACAGGGATACCATTTACAAATACCGTACCAGAACCAGCAACTGCTGGATCACCGCAAGATGTAACGTCACCTATTCTTGTAGTCAATGCGCCATTCGTTATTACGTTTGACGAACCTGTTGCGTATGGTGTTTGATGAAATGGATTAGGTGTAGGACTTGCGTGTCCAACGTGCTGATCCAAACCAACTCTTGTTACTGGTTGCCCCATGTCATCTCCTAGTTCAAATTAATTACACCAGCGTCAGCATCTATTTCTACGGATGCATCCAAGTCCAGTGTACCTGTTATGTTTGTTGTTTGATTTGCTTTATATGTTTCGGAAACAAGTCCAGTGACTTCTTCCGTCTTTGCATCTTGATATGTTTCCGTAACAGTATTAGTTACTGTCTCTGCTCTCTTACCTGTTACGCTTACCGTATGAGAATGTTCTGTGTTCTCTGTTCCATATGTTTCCGTAACATTCTTCTTGACAACTTCCGTCTTGTTGCCGTCAACTTGAATATCCCAATCACCTTTGATATAAGTCTTGCAGTTTGAATCAATCGTAAGGTTTACGTCACCCTTGATATTTACAAAGTTACTACCAGCAATAATATGATAGTTCTGTCCAACAACTCGTGTTACCTTGTTTCCGTCAGCGTCAATCTCATAGTACGTTCCACTTCTATGCTTCTCATAGATACGTTCCGCAAAAGGTGTATCATCAAACTCCTGTATGTGTCCGCTCTCTGTTTCAAGAACATGATTGTATGGATACTCCGTGTTCCGTCTTTTGTATGGGGGAACTCTATCTTCTTGTGTCTCAGGATTTTTACCTGAGGCATCTTCACCACGAATGGAGTCATCCGTAGTCTTTGGTTCTTTCCAAGACGTTGCAGTAAAGTCTGTGTTGGTTGCTAACTTGTCAGTCCAGTTGGATGCGACATCAACCGTGAAGTCTGCATCACCTAAAATCTTTTTCTGGTTTGCGGTAGGAACATCTTCCGTAACCTCTTTGTCTCTTGCTTCAATCTCTGGATGAGCATCAAGTAAACCAGAAGTCAATCGTGACGTATCTGCTTTACCGACCAAATCTTTTATTGGGTAAGGCCCAAAGTCTGGATCTTTCTTATACTTCTCATCTTGTGTGTCTGGAGCATCGGGTGAGTTAGGGTCGTTGAATCCTTTTGTTGCGTCAACCTCATTGGCAGGGATGCCGGGCATGATGCCCATGATAACAGGTTCTTGCATATAGTCTGGATCACGCCAGAAACCAAATACCCAATCGCCTGGTTTAATATTGTGGAATGCACCAACCTGTGCGGTAGGTGGCATGATAACGTGCGCCCAAGGTAGGGATTGTGTGGGTATCTTTTGCAAGTCCTCTGTGTGATAACCAAAGCACCGCACACGAATACGCCCCAACGCCTTTGGATCATCTCTGTCCTCGCAGACACCGATAAACCATTGGAAACCATCACGCCCCATAAAGTAAGATAACATATTATTCGCCATAAAAGAAAACCCCTTTACAGTATTTATACCGTAAAGGGGTCAGTCGAGAGAGAGAGAAATTTATTTGTTGAGTATGTACATCGTTACTTCAAATCCAAATCTCATTTCTGTATAACTAGGTGTAGTCCATTTCATAGTAAGGCCTCCTTGTATATACTTATAGAATTGAGAACGGTTATGATGTAATGATTATCATTAAACTGTTGCAGGCATTTCCGAAACCGTTTCTAGGAGTTCATTCACTTGTTCTTTTGTGAGGAAACCTTTGACAGTATCATACTCATTAGTAATAGGTGGAAGCGAGTAGGGATTACCATTACGAGTCAGCATGACCTCAAATAGACCCTGTTTGCCGCCGTACGAAGATTCGTGACGAACAACAGATAGTCCATATCCATTATCAAATTCAACTTCACCACCGTACTCGCTTCCTTTCAAACTATCCTCTTGGAAAAGAAGATAATCCGAAACTGTATATTCTTTTAGTAAATCAAACATTAGTAACACACTACCTGTGGCATTGCTTTACCTTGACTGTTGTAGATAGTGCTTGTCCAACACTGACTTAACTTACCTTGGTTAGCAGCATTGTTAGTTCTAATGATAACGTGTTTGTCATCACCCATCTGCGAACCGACAGTCTGATGTACAACTTGTTTGACAATCTCCGTAAGAAGAGTGTCACCGTTTACTTGAAACTCAAATGCGTGGGCGTTAGTCGCACCAGCAATCATCATCATCGCAATCAAAATCTTTTTCATATCTATTCCTCTCTTATTGACTATACTGTTATTATAACAAAACCACAGCAAATGTCAAGTACTTTTTTCATTTTTTTTTAATTAATTTCTTCAATGTAATCAGATAGTTGCGGGCGTTCAATCCGTCCAGAAGTGTATTCATATCTGAAATCCATGTAAATCTTATTCAGATGTGTATTACCTTCTGCGATTCGCTGCAACTCCCTGTCACGATCATTACCACGAGTCCAGACAGAATGGTCATCAGAGTAGTCATAGAACCAATCCATCTGGGCACAAGCATTATAGAACTGTTCGATATTCATTAGTCGTATGTTACCTGTGCTGCGTAGTCAATCTCATCGAAAATCTTTTCCAGTTCTGCAATACGTTCTTTGCATTTCATTTTTGCAAAACCATTGCCTGGCGTTTTCTTTTTAATCTTCTCAATAGACTTCAACATATCAGTGAAGTAAACATACTCATTTTGTATTTGTGTAATGTAATCCATTATTAAACTCCTTCATAACCGTAGTGACGCATCGCATCTAGTGGACTTGTTTTCCATGCCTTGTCCATGTAATCCTCAACGAAGATTTCATTCTTGACAAGAAAGTTAATCCAAGTCTTGTAGGGTTTACGATACTTGAACCGAGCGACAAACGCAGGCTTCAACTTACCTTCCCAACTAGGATGGGCATCAGGACACACATCCATCATCATCTGGGCACCAGCAAAGTCACCCTTGTACATGAGATACATACCATCCCAAGTGAACATCTCTTTCTCAAACCGTGTATTCATAGCAATCTTCCTTTCTCTTAACTCTCACTATACATATACTATACTATGTTATGAGAACAAAGTCAAGAGAAAAATGCATAAAAATGAAAAAAAGATTCTCAATAGAATCAATCACTTATCAATTAAGTTAGAATATTTTTTAAGTTTCTCACGCTTTTCGTTGGCATGAACCCCTATTGATACCGAATCAATACCAAGGTGATTCGCCGTTAGGTTAATCATAAACTGTAGATCACCTAGTTCCTTAGTCAGTTTGGATGCATCATTACCGAACCGCATAATCTTTGATGCTTCTTGAATAACCTCACCACACTCTTCCATGAGTATAGTGAGGCATTCTTCTTTCTTATTCAGTTGAAACTTCATCGTCTGATTCTGCTTCTGCTTCTTCTTCAACCATGTTACCATACTTGAACTCTTTATCGGCACACTCATTCAACTGTGTCATAATATCTTCCGTAAAGAACTTAGTTGGATTGTTATTGATTGTCTTACCGAAAGTCTTTGTACCATCGGGTAGTTCGATACGAGTAGAGACAGACTTGAAGATACCGTACTTCAATGCCAAGTCCAACAGTCCGTAGTACCTATCCAAACCTTTACTATAGGTTAGACGTACATCAACCATTTTGTTTTCAATCGTCAATCGACTCTTAGCATTCTTACAGTGAACGATATTACCAATCACCTCAGTACCATCCTTCTCTTTCTTCTTAGATAGATATACGATACTACTTG